TTTTTTTTTTTTTTTTTTTTTGAAGGGTCCACCAGATTTTCACTGGTTGAAGACTGCAAGAGAAAAGAAAAAGCAGAACTAAGGAAACTGCTCACCTAATTAATATTGCTAAATAAAGGAAACTACATGAAGAAATTGAAAACGGAAGTAGGAGATGATGGAGGATCATCGGGAGTCAAGGGAGAAGAAGGAGAGATTTTCGGGGGATTGGATTGCTATTTGGAAGGGGTGGCGGTAGGAGAAGAAAGTTGAATGTTGCCGCGGATGAAAAGGGAAGCGCAAATGGGGGCGGTGATACCGAGGGCTTTGCAATCTGAGTTTTCATAAAATCGGACGCAGAGCTTAGGAGTGTCATTGTAAGTGACAGAATCCTTGACAACTGGATTGAGGGAAGAGAGGTTGGCAGGAAGAATGGAGTGAGAGGACATGTTGAGAGGACCTCCAACAGAGATGCGCTGTGAGCCGTAGGTGGCCATGATCTTGCCATCGGTGATGGTTTGATCGGCGGTGCACCAGACGACATCGACAGTTTGAGGGTATTTCATGCTGATAGCCATGGGAAACACGACGAGTTCGAGATTGATGAGCCTGGCATAGCGATATTGAGGAAGGAGTTCGGTGATATGGGAAGAGCCAGCAATTGAAATGGAAGCAGATTTGGTTTCGGTTCCAGTGAGATCGAAGAAATTCCACTGAAAGGGGAGGTCTATACTAAGAGATGAGGTTGAAACTGGGGTGGAGAGTTGACGCGCCGGCGAAGGTAGCGGAGGAGCACGAAGAACCCGAGCATCAGGAGAAGATCCAGCAGGAGACTTCTCAGCTTGGGCAGAAGACGGAGATGACACATCGGAAGTGGAAGCGAGAAGATCGCGGCCGCCTTGGATGAGAGGAAGAAGTTGAGCTAAGGCTTCAATAGCAGAGAGGGCCATAGATCCACCAGAGAGGAAGAGAGGGTTGGAAGGAAGAGAGCGAGAGTGCGGGTGATAAACTTGATCGGAATTGGAGTAAAAATTGTTGGAGTCAGCAAGAGGAGCGAAGTCAAGAGATGAAGAGGACGAATTGGAAAAGGGAAGCAATTCACCCTCGTGCTGAGAGTGAATGGGGAGACGATTTTGGCGATAGAGTTTGGACAATTTGAGGAAAGAAATTCTTTGCGCAGAAGAAAGAAGAGCCCAAATAGGATTTGTCACGTGCTTGAGGAAAGGCAAAATTAGCTCCATGATGGAAGAGGGCACTTCGCCGATGTTGAGGGCAACTTTGAGAGATCGAGGAGCGAAGCGGCAGAAGAAGTCGAAGTTGGCGGATTGGAAGGGAACTTGATCAAGAGGAAGAGAGAGCCACATGTTTTGACCGAGAGAATGGCCAACAGAAAATTCGGTGATGTATGAGGCAATTTTGTCAGAGATTGATTGGTCGTCCACAGCGATCATAAGTTTGGCGAAGAGAGCTTTAGGGGAGCGAACCGCTCCAGCAGGACTGACGTAATAGCCGCAAAAGAGGGAGTATCGGTCGATTTCTTTCTTGAAGCGAAGGGATAGGAGAGGGGCGATATGGGACCAAGAGGGATTTGTGGGTGGAACGGAGTCGATGAGGGAATCGTCTCCAGAGACAAGAACGGCTTGGGAGGAAATGTTGTACTCGGAGAAGAGAACGGCTAGATTGTAATCAGTGTTGTCATCATAAGTGCCGGGTTCACCGGTGAGACGCATGCAAGTCAAAGGACCGAATTGAGTGGAGACGTTGGTTTTGAGGTGAATGTGAAGATTGATGAGAAATTGAGGAATGGAGAGGCGCTCCATTTTCTTGCGTTCAAGCACGACTGCTTCACCATGTTGAGACTGATCGAAAGCAGTGTAGTCATTGGCTATGTGGGGAGAAAATGTGAGATGTTGTTGACACCATAGAGAAAGGTCGAAAGGGGTGTGGGAAGCATGGATGTAGATATTGGAAGGTTGGTCTTGTTTGTCAAAAAGGCGTTGGTACTTCTTGACAGGTCCTAAAGCCAAGATGACGGCGTCATGCATAAGGGCGAGAGTTTGGCAAGCTTTCCAGTCGCCAAAAAGGGAGCCCTCGTTCACTTTGTGTTGAGCTTTGGAGAAGATTTTAACAGCGGACCAACGCCAATCGGGATCAGATCGATCAGAGTTAGCCATGATAACGGCTTGGGTTTTGGAGGAGAGTTGGGAAAATTCATTTGCGTTGATACATTCGATGAACAGGAGTTCGTCGAAAGGAACAACGTCAGAGGGGTTGCGGTGATAGGCTCGACAGAGTGAGTTGAAGAGAATGAGACCCAGAACTTCATCTTTTGTTGAGATTTGGTAAGGGCTGGAATTTGGACGAAAACGAAGGCGTTTTTGAATGGAAGCGGGAAGAAGAGTAGGGTCATTTTTAGAGGAATGAATGGCGGCGAGCAATGAAGAGGGTTGGCAGGAGATTTCGAAAGGGAGGTTGACCCAGGGAAACTGATTGGAGCAGGCATCTCTGTATAGAATTTCCTTGAGTTCAGGATCATGATTGGGATTGAAATGGGCGGCTAGGGAAAAGAAATCTTCACCAGGGTAGACCGGGGTGAAGGGGGTGGCAGAGCAGGCAACTTCGTCTGAAGGTTGAGCAGAGCTGATTTGAGCAGAAGGAAGATCAAAATGGAGAGGCAAGCGAGTTTCAGGAAGGAAATGTGGAGAGACGCGGGGATTTAATTCAAGGCCATCGCCAGAAAAGATGGAAGCGGTCGAGAAGGCATCACCAATGAAAGAAGAGTTTATCGGATTTGAGGAAAGACGAGAAGAAGGGATGGCACCTCCATGAAGGACAGTATTTCTTGAAGTGAGGGGGGCTCTGATGATGTGGAGGCCGGAAATGAGTTTGTGGAACAGGTGGAAGATGTTGATAGGAATGGATCGAGAGAAGTAGATAAACATATTGTTGCCAGTGGAGGAAGGGGTAAGAAGAGATTGATCGCCAGTGAACAGAATACCAGATTTGGAACGAGTGAGAGCGACAAGAGAATGTTGGGGAGAGAGAGATTTAGTGTTTTTGTCTAGATGAATGGCAGTGGGTGCGGAAAAAGTGGCGCCTTGAGATGAAGCGATGGTGAGCGCACGGAAACCGGCGGATTGAAGGATTTGGGAAGCGGATTGAGAATTGACGAGAAGGGGAGTGTTGGTGGGAACAGATGGAACAAACTTGGAAAAACCGGGAGTGGAATTGAGAGTTGGAACTTGAAAGAAGGCAGCCACAGATTGGGGAATGCGACGAGACCAAAAGCAGTAAAAGTCAATGTATTTACGAAGGTGGGAAGTTTCAGGTGAGAGTTTGTGATTGCTGGAAGAGGGATTTGAAGAGTGGTACTCGCCTTGAAGAGGATCACCCAGGATGATGACGAATTCAATGGTGGGATCAGCGTGAATGGCAAGGTCTAAGTAGCCGCGAGGCATCTTGTAAATTTCATCGATAACAAGAACGCGAGCAGTTTTGAGAAGGGAGGACTCCCAGGTGGAAATTCGCCAGTTATCAGAATTTTTGGTTTTGATGGCCTCTTTCCACTCGGATCGGAGTTCGGTGGAAGGAACAGACACTTTGAAATTTTGGAAAGCTGGGGTTTTGAGAAGTTGTTGCACGGGGTAAGATTTGCCACAGCCGGCGAAACCTGCAAGATGGACAAGAGAGACAGATTTGGAAGCGGCCACATCAAGGAGCTGATCAAGCATGAGGAAAGAATCTCGAGCTTTGCTAGGATGTAGAGGATCTACATTGGCCATGACGCCGTCGAAGCCATTTTTCATGTTGGAGATCAGATTTTTGGCGCGAGAAACGTGAGTGGAATATGAGTGAATGTTTTTGAAAGGAAGGAGAGTGGAATCGGAGCAACGGAACCCTAGAATGGTGTGGCTGAGATCTTGGGCTCTAGCACCGTTAAGCTGAATGTGAGAGGGGCGAGTCGAATGGGAGAAATGTCCAATGCCTTCAGGGTTGTGATCAAGGTTGAAATGATTAGTGGAATTTTTGAGACCAAAGAGGTGGGATCTGCCTTCGGTGTGGATGGTGCAAGAGAGTTTGTAAACGAAGCAGAGAGTGGTAAGGTGTTTAGTGTTGAGGCCTCTTCGAACGATGTCATTGTGGTCAAGAAAGTGATCTGGGAGATGGGTGCAGAGGGCATTCCAGAGAGCATCTTTTGAGATGTTGGTGGCAGATGAAACGGCTTCCAGTAAGCAGTCATTGATGACGGGTCTAGGGAGGTTGGAGGAGTGATTGACTCTGGCTCGAGTTTGGAATTCGTCGCAGTTGGAGTGGTATTCGGCTGGGTAAAGCTCGCCAAACATGACGACGGGGCCTTGAGCGGATTGATCGGCGAGAAGAGGGGAAGTTTCAGGCTCAGAATGAGGTTCAGCAGGGGCGGTGGAAGAGTTGAGAGCGCCAAATTTGTCAGAGAGAATGTTCTCGAAGCCGGGAGGGCAAGCGGGAACGATCCTAGGGGCGGTTTGAGGAGCAGAGAAGCTGAAAGGGTCAAAAGGCTCGGATTGAACTGGAGTTGGGTTGGTGGTGGCTGGAGGTAGAGAAGAAGAAGTCGCGGGGGCATTGGTTGAAGGATCAATGATAGCGGTTAGAAGAGAAGAGGAAGGACGTTTTGGGTCAAGACCTGGGTTATTGGAAGCGACTGTTGGAAGCTGGACAGGAGGAATGGCGGAAGGTGGAGGGACGGCAGGCAAAGGCGAAGGTTCAGGACTCGAGGAAGGAGAATGTTCATTGGGAGTGGAGTTGAAGAGGGGAATCTCGGACTCGCTGGGTTCGGGATGAGCATCGGAAATGGGAATAGGATCAGTTGGAAGAAAAGGAATGCGAGTGACGGTGATAGCTTTTCTCGGGAAAGAAAGGGTCCATTCTTTTGGATGGAAGTAAGTTTCATACTGATCATGAAGAGCTTGCGGAGTATCAGGACCGGAGAACCAGCGGTAAAGGGCGGCAAGAATGGGCAAAGATGCGAGAGCAAGAGTGCAGTGGAGAGTGTGTTTGGGGAGAGATCTGGGTTGGAGAAATTTGAGCTGGTTGATGAAAGAAGTGGGAAGCAGAAAACTGAGAACTTTGGAGAGAGTGGGGAAAGGGTGAGGATTGTGTAGCTGCAGAGAGAAGAAAGGAGCTTTAGGAAGGAGAAAAGAGTGGAGGAAATTTGGGAAAAGGAAGTGAGGATTTGGAGGAGGAACAAACCAGTGTCGAAACAAGGAGAAGTGGTGAACAGAGCAACGAGAAAGGTGGGATAGCGTGAGAGAAAGAGCGGAGACGAAAGGGAGGGCGATGCCGCAGGAGGCAAGGTAAAAATAGTATGAGTTTGTACGGGCCCAGTGTTGGAATCGTTGCAGAGGGGAGCGGAAAAGCATGTAATGAGAAATTGGTCTGTGAGGAGAAGTGTGTAGAGCGAAGTGTTGTAGGTTGTCCCAAGCGGCGGAGGTGACCCAAGAGAACTCGGGTTTGGAAGCTTGAGTGCGAATGAAGCCGGCGGGATCGGTGACACGGAGAGTACGAACAGCACGGACGTAAGCAAAAATGGCGTGGTAAATTTTGGTTGGAACAAGACGATGTCTGGGATCTTGGGAGAGAGAATTGGGTTCAGGGAGGAGAATGGCTGAAGGGACCTTGAAGCTGATTGTGTCGGTTTCAGCATCAAAGGGGAAGTTTGATTTTGAGATGAGCATGGAATGGACAGGACCGACAGAATCTAGGCGGGTGACGGACAGAGTGATGTCAGGATGGGAGATTTTTGTGATTTTGAGCCATTCTATGGCGGAGATGGGTTGGGAATATGAATGTGCTGGATTAGATTCGAGGAGATAATTGAGATTGGATCCCTCAAAGGAGTATTTGTAGAGATCTGGGTGAAGGGAAAGGTCGGTGAAAGAGGATTCAGGAGGGACAACTAAAGAGCAAAAAAGATCTTGAATGTTGGGGGCTTGGAGAAATAAGTCAACAATTTGGCCAGGAGAAAAGTACATGAGAGCATCGTGCATGAAAACTTTGGGCAGGTTGGGAAGAGAGGGAGGACGATCGGGATAGCGGGTGATGTCTTTAGAGGTGAGGTGAAAATTGCAAAGTGAAAGGAAATTTGGGTTGGAAGCCTTCATTTTTTCGAATTTGGATTCTTTCATGAACATTACGCCGGAGGGAGCAGTGGCGTAAGAGTTCCAGACATTATGAAGGAGGTTGAGCTCTATGGTTTTGTGGACGGGATGAGGGTGGGCTTGGGAGCCGAAATCGGAAATGTTGATCCCAGAGTCAGTGAGGAAGGGACGGTGTTGAGGTGGGATGTGGAAAGGGAAGGTTTGGAGAGAAGAGCGGAAAGGTTTGGTGATGGATTCTAACAAAGGGGAAGTGATGGTGTCTTTGTGAACAGTGGATGAAAGAGCATCGATAGCGTTTTGAAAGAGGGTGCCGCCAGAGAGGAAAATGGGTTCGGAATGAGGGAAGCGTTTGACTGGAAGGTGGAAGCGTACAGATAAATGAGGGGTGATATATTTGATCTTTGGAGATGGAGCGGGAGTATTAGGAGGGGAACTAGGAGAAGGCGATGAATCGTCGAAGGAGAGAGGAATGATTTGAAAGTTGGTAGACATGGTGAAATGGAGGAAAAGTGAGAGCAAATAAAAGAGAGAGGTTTGAGTGCAGTAAACCGAGCACGCCGGGTTTAGAGGGGACTCAAAAGACTATCGTGGATAAAACTAATTTGACAGCGCAAACAGTGTCAAAGTTGAAGTTTCGAAAAGACTCTGATCAGTTATTCAGCGCAAGCAGTGAATAATTTGGAGAACAGAGATGTACGTAGAAAC